TATCTATTAGTTCACCGTCTGGAGCGAACACGTCGATATCAGGAGTAGTGAAAACTGGAACTCCGTACTCGTCAATAAATCCTTCGTAGTTCCACTCCATTGGGATAAAAAGAGAGTATAGGCCAGACTTTGTCTGACCGTTTCTATTTCGTTTAGTGACATCTGATGCATTGTATAATTTTTTAAAGTTATCGCCTCCTTTATCTAAAGCGTTTGATGTTGATCCCATCATACACTTACCTATAATTCTACTACCTAATCTTAAACATGTTTTTGTAACACGCCAGTTATTTAATATATTATCAGGTCTTTCCCACTTACCACTTTCATCATGTACTAATAACGCTAGCTTTTCACCATCATAACTATTGTCACCTGTGTTTTTCCAATCTATTGTTGTATCTAATCCTTGTATGTCTTCCAGCTTTTCATTAGCTGTTATTTTCTTTCTTGTAAACTTGCTAGCAGGTACTCTATACGCTAGCTCTGTCTTTGGTCTATCCATACCATCTTGAACTGGTTTAAAGAAAAATGGATAGTTAATTGATATTGGTACTACTTTATCTGTAAACATTTTCTTTGCATCAGCACCTGTTTTAGATAGTATACCATATCTACTATCACTTGCAAGAGTGGCTAAGTTAACTGTTTCTGCAGATGACATGAACGAAAACCCTGATCTTCTGTTCTTTAGGTAGCACATACCGTAACATCTTTTATCTGCTTTACAAGCTTCCCAGAATATAAAGAACAATCTATTTGCCTCTCTAAAATCTGGTGCACCCACGTCTATCTTGCTCCACTGCAAGTACATATAGTGAGTTCCTGGTATCCACGTTGGTTTTCCATTATTAGTAAACCAGAAACCTTCTTCTCTACGTTTAAACTCTTCGTCTATATAATCGTGCCACTGGTCTTTTTGATCGTCAGGATACGCTCTCCAATCAAATATGTTTTTCAAACGCTCAAGTTCTTTAGGTTGTTCAAACTTAACCCACTTGTTTTTTTTGTTGCTATACACACTCTTCGGTACTTTCGGTAATGCTATAGCTAAATTCTGTATCTCTATAATCTCACCGATCTGACCACTGTGTGATAACACTATAATATCATGGTCTTTATCGTAACCGTATTTCCACTTCTTACCTTTGTTAAGCCTACTGATAGTAGTTTTCTTAACTGGCTCGATAGTTTTAACTAAATCTTGCTCGTACATTATTTAGATCTACCCTCTGCAAATCCTTTGAATACTTTTGCTTTTGCCTCTTCTGGTGTTTTTCCCTCGAGTAAGTTTTCTTCTTCTTGGATTCTGTTAAGTATTTCAAATGCATCGAATATAGCTAGTTTTTTAGTAGCTGCTGCATTTTTAAGTCTATCTGCTGTTAAGTCATCATCTGAATCTACAATAGCTTCTTTAGCAACTTTAATCAGCTCTTCAACTGCTTTGTGCCCAGCTTGGATTATACTCTTCTTCGTTTCCTTGATGTTCATATTTGATTGTAATAAAATTAGATAGTATTCTGTATAGTCTTTCGCTGTTAACGACAAACTCATATTCACTTCCTGGTCTAAAACCAATTAGATCTTTAACCTTTACTGTTCCATCTGAGTATTTAACAATACCTTGTAAAGGTTTTTCAGATTCAATATTAAATTGATCCGTAGCTTTTAAAGGTATAACAAAACAATATCCTTTTGGAGCTTTCCACTTGTCATCTCTTTTGTATAAAAAGATTTGATCTTGTGCTATAAAGTAAGTAGACTCGTTAAAATAACTTCTACTGTTCTTTTCTCTACCCTTAACATCATGCCATCTTCTAAACACATTGTGATGAACTATAACTGTATCACCGGGCTTTATATCTGTTTGTCCCACCATAGGTGTAGATACCACAATAGCTTCTCTATTTACATATTGATGGTTAAACATCTCAGTATTAAGAATAAGCTTACCACCATCTACTTCTTTTGTATTATTGTATCTATCTCCTTTTGGCGTCACAACAAAGTTGTACACGCTTTCCATTAGTATTCTAGATTATACTCTACAGATACAGCCATGTTCTTGTTAAAATCTTTCCAAGGTAACACGTCTTTATTCTTTTTAATGTAGATAGAAAACTTATCTTCTTCCTCTATAATATCACAGATAGTATGACCACCATACACTTCTTGCCCCACGGCATAGTGCATAGCGTCATTCTTATAGTTAGCGCCTATACTAATTTTTCTTATCAGCTTCGACATCGTAATTTATTTCTCCAGTTTGGATATTAATATCTACAGTACCATATTCTTTTTCAAGCTCAACTTGTATTCTTCCTAGCTCTTCTTGCAAGCCGTTTATTTGGTGAAGTAAAGAGTGTTTTTGAGACTCAATCTTACCTATTTCCATTTGAGATCGATTTATATTGTTGACTGTTGTTTGAACATTTTTTAACTGCTCTTCAGTAATTGATGTAGGTTTAAGGTCTACTACCTTTTCTTTTTTTGCCATTTTATTTAATTTAAGTTAATTTAATTGTTTTTAGTTTGTTTTACTCTTGTGCAAAGTAAACTAAAGCGCTACCAGAGCGAAGCGTGCATGCCGACCATCTACCGCGAATTAAGTACCCTACTGGAAAAGCTATGCTGTTTGTTAAAACCTGAGCGTTAGCACCGTTACCCGTTGCGTTTGCTGTTACTGCGGTTCCTATGTGGTACGTGTTACTGCCAGTATCGTTAGAAGGTGTTAATAGAGTAAATTGAGTTTCAGCTGTTATTATGCTTATAGCTACTATTACTTTACCTGTAGGTGGTGTAAAAGCATCTGTTGTATTTAAGAAAGCTCCACCGGCTTGTCCAAAATCTATTTGTGCTGCGTTATGTGCCATAATTTTATTTTTTTACTTTTTCTAGTGATCTACCGCCAAAATAAGCACCAATCACAGTTATTAATACTAATTGTAAAAGATCTATATAAGAATCCTTCACGTTAAATTTTATTGCACCTGCATCTATAAATATCAATAGCATGGTGCATACTATTAAAAAAATCAATACCATTGGTCTAACATTTTTACTTAGCCAAGAGTCTGATTTTAAATCTGCTTCCCAACGAGATGTTATATTCTTTTCCATCTCTATCTCGTAGTTAGCAATTAATTCTTTTATTTTTCTTTCTGCCTCTAGCTTTTCTTCACCAGAAGTATGTAAGTTATCTATTACCCCACCAACACCTTTTATAAGTTCTGTTGCTCCACCTGAAAATAGTTTACTTAACATAGTTTATTTTTTTGCAAATTTTTCTATACCACTTATACCGAAGCATCCTAACACTACAAATACAAATGAATCGTACACAAATTCGTTTATTATTAAATCTTTACCTACATAACCAGTCACTAGGTCTACTATCATTATCACACACATTATTGAAAATGCAATGAAACCTATGATAGATTTCTCGTTCCAGTTGTTATTATCTTTAAATATCTCCATTACCACCGTTGTTTGCGTCGTTTTCCCAAGGAAAACCAGTATCACCAGCTTCTTTCCACTGGCCATCAACTAGTATTGAGTCAACTCCATTAATATCTTTTCTTTCAAAGGTTTCGCCATTAAACAAAACATAATCATCAGCATAAGCTAACTTTCCTACTTTCATATCGGTTGCATGCCTCATCTCATGATTAACAACTTGTCTGTACTCGTAACTATTAGGATCTAAGTTTTCGTTAACATATATAGTTCCATCCATATTAGCTTCGCCTAAAATGCCTTCTTCTAATGGCATTGGTATAATAGGTGTTCCAGGTACAGATATTGGACCGCCAGACTGCTTACCAAAACGCATTTTTGTTTTGATTTCACCGCTAACAGCATAATTACCTCTTTCTGATCCTAGTTTAAATCCCATTTAGCATTTACATTTTTTGCTACCACACTTACAACCTTTTTTTGTAGCTGGAGATTTAACTGTTGTTATCTTGTCTGTTTTTTGATCATAAGTAGAATCTCCACCC